ATACGCCAAGGAAAACGAAGATGGGCTTTTAAAGTCTATTTCTGAAGAATACTTAGCGGATGCTTTTAGCTTCACAGAATGCGAGGCTATTATTTACGATCGTTTAGGGTCGCAAATCCGTGGCGACTTTCAAATTACCCACATTGCCAAATCAAATATTGTGGACGTGTTCTTTTATGAGGATTCTGATATTTGGTTTAAATGCAAAATTTCCTATTTGATTTCAGACGGTGATTCCGGTAAGGAAAAGAAAATCATTCAGTATATGATTGTGACCGCAAAGGACGTGACTGAGGCCCACGAAAGAATCAGAGAAAGCCTTTCAAACATGTTGGTATCTTTTGAAGTCCCTTCTGTTGTAGAGACTAAGATTTTAGAAGTTTATCCAGATTTACAAGATGAAGAATTATGAGAAGATTTAGGTTTATCGGATATCCGATAAAAAAAATGCACAAAGAAACTGATTTAGGGTACTTTTCAGGATTAGCATTACAGTCGATAGTAGGCGATCCAAATTGGATCACAAACCCGGTAGATGCGGCTAAAAAATCGGTTGAATACGCTAAGGCTTTGATTGAAGAACTTAGAAAGGAGGGATCAAATGATTAAGTTAAGATATGAGGGAGATAGCGAACTTAATTTTTGGGTAGATGATGATAGCGGAGATTTATGCATCGAAACTATAGATAGTATAATTGAAATACCTTACGATGAAGCTGTTCAAATACTTAACGCTATGCGTTCTGATTTACTGGATTACCAAGACAAAAAGCAATCAATTTGGGATAAAATATGGAACCGATGAAAAATAGAAGATTCGAGCAACTTCAATTTAAGGTTGAATTATGGGCTGAAAATAAAGGTATATTGAAGCCTGAAAACCAATTTAAGCAATTTGCAAAGGTTGTTGAGGAAGTTGGTGAGTTGGGATCTGCTATGCTTAAAAAGGATTACGAAGCTATTAAGGATGGTATGGGAGATTCTTTGGTTACTTTGATAATCCTGTCTAATCAGCTAGGAATTGATCCAGTGGAATGTCTTGAAATCGCTTATGATGAGATTAAGGACCGTAAAGGCAAAAATATTGATGGGACTTTTGTAAAAAACTAAAAATATGACTAGAATAAAAATAATAAATCAGATAATCAAAGATCGGGGATATACAAGTTATCTGGAAATAGGTATTGGAGATGGAAGTAATTTTAACGGAATTGAATGTGAAGTAAAAAGAGGATGTGATCCAGAATGGAAGGAAAGTGAAGTAATAATGTCGGCTACTTCTGATAATTTTTTTATGACCTTGAATGAATTCAATCCAGATTTTAAGTTCGACCTAATCTTTATTGACGGCCTCCACCACTCACCGCAAGTAGAAAAAGATATTATAAATAGTTGGAAGTGCCTGAATAAAGGCGGAATGATTCTGATTCATGATGTCAGGCCTAAAAATATCGAAGAACAGGTAGTTCCTATGGGTAATTATCCAACATGGACCGGAGACGTTTGGAGGGCTTGGTATGGGTTCAAAAAATGCCATCCAAAAATTAAGGCATATTATATTGAGGAGGAAAATGGATTGGGATCTATTGAAAAGTCAAGGCATAAAGTTGATTTTGGTTTTGTAGATTACAAAACCAGTTGGGAAGAATACAACGAATCACGGGGATGGGAAATATGAAGCTATCAATTCTAGTACCTTCTGTCGCTGAAAGGCGAAAAACTTTTCTTCCAATTTCACTTGACATGCTTTACGGCCAGTTGGAATCCTTACCTGAAGATGTTCAAAAAGAGGTTGAAATCATTTATCTGATTGATAATAAAACCATAATGTTAGGTGACAAGCGGAACCTGATGATTGACATGGCTAAAGGTGAATATGTTGTCTTTGTAGATTGTGATGACAGGATCGAGCCTGATTATATCTCAACAATATATGAGGCTACTAAGTCGGGATGTGATGCGATAGTTTTTCAGGCTTCTGTTTCCATAAATGGAAATGATCCAAAAATATGCTATTATTCAAAAGACAACCGAACGGATTTTAATACTCCTGATGAATACTACCGGATCCCAAATCATATTTGCTGTATAAAAAAAGAGGTTTCAAAGAAAGTTTCATTTCCATCCTTAAAAAGGGGCGAAGATGCCGGATATTCAAAGCTTCTTTGGCTTTATATTATCACTGAGCACAAAATAAACAGAGTCCTATACCATTACGATTTCAATGAAATGACAACGGTAGCACAGGAAGATATTCCAGGAATAAGATTTAAAAAAGCTAGTTTATCACCTCCTTTGGTGGATATAATATTTGTATCAAATGCCACAAAGACGGGCATGGAAATGACTCAAAAAGCAATAGATACAGCTATATCAGGAGCTAATTCACTCCGTGTTAACTGCATTGTCATGGAGTCAACTGAAAAAGTATTTTACAAAAATGCTACCACTTACCGATTGCATGAAGATTTCAATTACAACCGATATTTGAATTACGGTGCGGGTACTGGATCTTCGCCCTGGATCATGTTTTGTAACAATGATTTAGTTTTTCAAAATGGATGGATACATGCTTTGATTGCTGCTGATTATCCGGTTGTTAGCCCGATAAGCGAAAAGGATTTCAGGCAAAAAGACTGTATTGAAAATGAAAAAGGATTTCAATGCGGACGGCATTTATCCGGATGGGCATTCATGATGAAAAGAGAACTTTGGGAGAAAATAGGCCACTTGGATGAAGATTTTGATTTCTGGTTCGCCGACAATTCTTTGATTGGACAATTGAAAAAACTGGATATTGAACCTATGCTGGTTCCTATGTCAAAAGTTGATCATATAGGAAGTAAGACTTTTGTACAAAGGACACAAAACGAAAGGAATAATTTAATGTGGTCAAAACTTGAATTATTCAATCAAAAATATAACGAAACATTATTCCACGACCACCCAAACTACCTAAAATGGAAACAATCGCAATCTGTATAACTACGCATAATAGGTCAGAAGTACTAAAAAGATCTCTTGAAAGTTGGCTCAAGTTTTTACCAGACAACTCAGAGACCTTTATAGTCGATGACGCTTCGGAAGTGCCTAACGGCTGGGCGGATTTCAGATTTGAGACCCAACAAGGCATTGCAAAAGCTAAGAATAAATGTATTGAATTAGCCAAAGATTTTGACCATATATTTTTAGTTGATGATGATGTGATGCCACGTGAATTAGGTTGGGAAAAGCCTTATATTGAATCTGGAATTAATCATTTGTGCCTTACATTTGAAAGGAATCAAAAAGGTTTTTATCCAAGTCCAAGTGTACGTAAAATAAAAGATGTCGGGGATATTTCCTATTATACAGCCCCTAACGGATGCATGCTGTACCTTAGAAAGAAATGCGTTGAAATTGCTGGAGGAATGAGGCCTGAATTTGGATTGTGGGGCTTTGAGCATGTAGAATATTCAAGTCGAATTCATGCCTTTGGATTGATTGAACATCCCTTTATGGACATTAAAGACAGCCTAAAATATTTTGAAGTATTGGATTGGAGCAATTCAGTGCAATCTTCACTGTCGGTTACGGACCGAAGGACAAGCGGAAAAATTAACTTAGCTTTATATGAGAAATTTGGGATAAAATCCGAATTTGTAGAATACAAATAAATGAATATGGAAAATTTACAAAGTTCAGAATTAAGAATTGGAAATTTGGTATTAATCGATGGAGATATTTTAGGTAAAATTTCTGAAATACGATCAAACCATGCTAAAATACTTTATAAGGGCGAAGTAAACAGTCAGATCGGTGAAAGATTTTCATTAATTGATTATGACAGGATCAAACCAATCCCGATAACCAAGGAATGGTTGATTAGATTTGGCTTTGAAGGAACTGAGTTTTTGATTGGGTTTGGTAATTTTATTTGCAGCCCGCATAATAATATATTGACTTGGTTTGGAGTTAGTATTCATAATTCGCTTTGGAATGAAGTTCATAAGTTTCAGAACCTTCATTACGCCCTCACAGGACAAGAATTATTTTTGAAAAACAAATGAGATCAGAATATTTCAAAAGCATATTTGAACGGGAAAAAGAGATTAGAAAGTACAATGAAAATACACTACTTCACGCCTTACAACATTCACAAAAATATAACGAAAGGGTTAAATGATTCATGCGAATTAGTCACCAATCATGAGGACTGGATAGTGATTAGGGATATGGATACTGTCTTTTTATTACCTGATTCAGGCACGGAAGTATTTAAAACCTTGGTCGCATACGGTGACCAATACGGTATATTGGGATGCTGGACAAATAGGCTTAATCAGAACTCTCAGCAACACCAACTTCACGGAGGTAAATGCTCCGATAACTTCAATCTATTGGATCATATAGAAATCGCTAAAGAGTATAGGGATCTAAGTGTAAATGAAGTGCCACACGGGAAAGTTATAGCTGGTTTTTTCATGGCTTTTCAAAAGAAAACCTATGACTTGGTTAATGGATTTGACGGGAGAAATATCGTATTCGATGTCAGATTTTGCGAAAAAGTAATTAAATCAGGCAAAAAGCTAGGAATTATGAATAATCTTTACCTATTTCACAGCTATAGACCATGGGCTAAAATAAATCCAGAAACTAATTCAGGACATTTAATTTAAATTAATTGAAAACAATGAAAAACCTATTACTATTTTCTTGGTCAGAACATTGTTCAAATGGAGGTTTTAACGACTTTATTTGTGACTATGAAAATATAAATGAATTATTTTCTAGTTTTAAAAACAGGATTGAAAACGACAGTAATTGTCTTTTAGAGGTTTATCAAATTTTATCAATCAGTGAAATGAAAATAATTGAAGAAGGATACATTGACAAGGAAAACGGGGTAAAATTTAATCCAATCATAGAATGAAAAATATACTAATCTTCGAACGTGCATTTCTAATCCTTTCTTTTATACTTTGTGTAAGCTACCTATTCCTGCAAAATTCTCTTGGATCTTACAGGATCATAATTATTTTCGAATTTGGTATATTCTTTTGCGCTTATCTGATTTGCCTTTATCTCAGATTGGAGATTCAAAATGAGATTAAAAGACAATTGGGTGGTAAAAAGTAAAGACTTATTAGTGGTTAATTGTTTGTTTTTTAATCCCTTTCCTTTGGATCGGGATTTTTTCGTTTTTTAGAGTTACCGTAAATCTTTTTTATCTTTGATTTATGACAGCACTAGACGTAATTTCATTAGAACAGGCAAAGACTTTTTTAGTCGTAGAATTTAACGATCATGATGCGCTGATTACCAGGCTTATCAAATCTGCCGTTTCATGGGTAGAAAAAAGAACCGGGTACATCCTTTACAAGAGGGACAAAAATGAATATGTTCGGGACCGTGAAAGACTTTTCTACTATCCTCTAGGTTTGAAAACAGGATCTAATACCGGAGTAGAGTTAATCGAAGGAAAGCTATCATATACGGTAAATATCACAAGCGGAGACAATCCAAGGTCAATTGTATTGGAAATCGGATACGATGACAGTGCTTCAATTCCCAACGAGCTAATAACTGCATGCGAGAGGCTAATAACCTATTGGTACGATCAACGGGAATTGGAAAATCAAATCATTCCCAGCGATGTAAATATGTTGATAAATGACTGGATCAGGGACAAAACTATCTAATGAGACGGGCGCAAAAAATATCACTTGGAGAACTTAGGAATAAACTAGAGTTTTATTTAACAGTTAGCACGTCAACTGCAAATGGTTCAACA